GGTTTTTCCAGTTCTGCATCCACATCGAAATCATCCTGTTTTGCTTCATCGCTGTCAATCGCAAACAGATCGGCGATTTCCTTTTCATCAAAACCGGTCAGACCAAGGTCAAATCCGAGATTCTGAAGTTCTTCCATTTCCACGGCAAGGAGTTCATCATCCCATCCCGCGTCCAACGCCATGCGATTGTCAGCAAGAATGTACGCTTTCTTCTGTGCTTCGGTCAAATGGTCGGCATACACACATGGTACTTCTGTAATTCTTTCTTCCTTTGCAGCCATAATGCGTCCGTGCCCGGCGAGGACATTGTAATCCTTATCGATGATGACAGGATTGACAAATCCAAATTCACGCAGAGAGGAGCGAAGCTTCAGAATCTGTTCTTTGTTGTGTGTACGGGCGTTATTTGCATAGGGTACCAGCTTGTTAATGTCAACAAGCTGAAATTCTGTAGTTGTGGTCATCTTCCGTTCCTCCTCCTGGTGACTTTTTGGAGACCTTTTCTTGCGTCTATAATATGACCTGCAACAGCCTGTCCCTTAATGGTTCGGTATTGCTGTTTCGTCATTTTCTGGCGATTGGCTTTTAAATCTCGCCAGAACTGGGTATCTGCTTTCATGTATTTCTCACTTTCTGCTGCGAAGCAGCTTTTCCATCATGTCATCCTGCGGGTTATCCTGAAATTCTACAGAACAATTCTCACGGACGATTGTGAAAATCTGATTCCAGCACACATTGGCTTGCTTCAAATATGCTTGACTCATGGCAACGTAGGGGGAGGCAATAGGTGCATTCGTTGTCGGGTGCTTTGCAATATAACCTGTACGGGATACTACTTCTTCGCAGTGTATCCAACGGGAAATGCTCATTGCATACTGTTCGATAAGCTGACGGCTAACCAGTTTCTCGCAATTGCGATCCTTCAGCCAACTGTAGGTTTCCGTAAATACTTCTTTGGCACATAGCGTTGTTCCATCTCGTTGCATTGCTGTCATGAATTCTCTGACAGGCGGTATATCAGCTGCAGTCAATTCCGCAGGTTGCAGCATTACTTCTGCTTTTTTACCTTCACTGATTTTCTCGGTAAGAGCTTTGCGAGGTCTGCCGGCACCGGGTCTTGCACCGCCTCGGTTTGTACCATCTTTCGCCATGTTTGATTTTCTCCCTTCTTTGAATAATTTTGATTTATATTCAAATTTATCGCCATAATTTAAAGCATAAAAAAAGTGTGTTCCGTCCAAGAAAATAGGGACGAAATCACACTTTTGCACTTAGCCATAATTGAGGGGTCAATACCCTTTTTGTTTTCCGATTTTTGCGTATACCTCTGGGCGCCGGTCTTTAGAATGTTCACATTTAGAGGTTTTTGACCCCCAGGGGGTCTTTTCTCCTAAAAGTATAGCAATTTTAGGAGAAAAATTGATTTAATAGGAGTAAACAGGATTCTTATCCTCAGTCCATGTCTTTTTATCGTGACACGGCTTGCACAATGCTTGCCAGTTAGATTCACTCCACATAAGTGTCTCATCACCACGATGGGGAATGATATGGTCCACCACTGTTGCTGGAACGTATCGACCTTCCGCCATACAGCGTACACACATGGGGTGCTTGCGGAGGTAAGCTTTGCTCAGCCTCTGCCACTTGCTGCTGTAGCCACGTTTGGCAGCTGAGGGTCGGTCAGGGTGCAGAGGCTGATGCTCCGCACAGTACAAGCCCTCTGTCAGGTTCGGACAGTCGGGGTGCTTGCAGGGTTTCTTACATTTCCTCGGCATCGTTAAGCTCATCAAGGTAATCTTCCAGGGAAACGAGTGCCTTTTCGTAAACCACCTGTACACTCTTTTCTGTAAGGTGAAGCCTTTCCGCAATGTCGCTCCAGCTGTAGTCACGGTGGTAGCGGTAAGCCAGCACGGCACATTCAAGCGGCTCATCAAGGTTTGTAAGGTTGCTGACCATGAGATGGGCTTTTGTGACGAAGGAAGAATGCTGTTCATTCAGTTCATCTACGGCATCTTCAAGGGTAGCAATAATTTTTTCATTGGAGAGATTGTTAATTGTCTCTTCCAAAAGGGCAATCTGCGCCACGCACTCATCGGCTTCAAAGTTCAAAAGCTGAATCTGATTTAAGTATTCTTTTGCAGTCATACCAATACCTCCGGGCATAAAAATAGCCACGGCAGATTTCTCCGCCATGGCTTGTTGTATATTTTTCTATTATCTATGATATCACATTTCCTTAGTGGCTTTCAATGGTCTTTAGTGGCGAGTTTATAATTTTCTGCACTTCGTTCAAAGCTCTGCCGTGCATACGATAAACCCATCTTAAATCCGTAGACATCTGCAAGGCTATCTGTTCCCATTTTTTAAACTGCAAATAACGCATTTCCAGTATGGTTCTGTATTCCGCAGATTCAATGCTGTTTACAACACGCATGATTTCACGCTTCAGATCCACCAATGCATCAATATCCCTGTCGATTTCACTCTCAAGGTCGATAATCTTTGCAATGGTTTCTTCCATTCGGGAAGTATTTCTGTTTGGACTATGGGGCATATCGCTGTAAACCGTTGTAACCCTTGTTGCAAGCTCATTCAGACTTCTGACTTGTTCTATTTTGGAATTTATCTGCATATCGAGATAACGTGCCTGTTCCATGTATTCTTTCGCTGTCATATTTCCTCCAGTTCTGCCTTGACCGCAGTCATTAAGGCGGATTGCGTTTCATCCTTTTCCTTTAGTGCTTTCAGAATTTTCTCATCAACCGTCCCTTTGGTAACGATGTGCTGTATGATGACGGTTTCGGACTGCTGTCCCTGACGCCACAATCTTGCATTGGTCTGGCTGTACAGTTCCAGACTCCAGGTCAGTCCGAACCACACCAGGAAATTTCCTCCGGACTGAAGATTCAACCCGTGACCTGCAGATGCAGGGTGAATCAGTGCAACTTGCAGTTTTCCGCTGTTCCAATTCTTTATGCTTTGTGCTGATTTGATTTCCTGATAAACAATTCCAAGCTTACCAAGCCTTTCCGCAATTCTCGTTCTGTCGTGTTTGAACCAGTAAGCCACCAGAACCGGTTTGCCGTTGGCTGATTCGATGATGTCTTCCAGGGCATCCAGTTTTCGGTTATGTATTGGAATTATCTCGCCGGCATCATCATAAATTGCACCGTTGGACATCTGACACAGCTTATTGCTTAAAGCCGCAGCATTCGCCGCTGTTATCTCTGTATCCTGAACTTCAAGAATTAACTCGTCTTTCAGTTCCTTGTATTTTTCCTTTTCTGTCTCAGACATCTTCACAGTGTATTCGTTGGAGATAAGTTCCGGCATCTTCAGATGGTCGACTGCTTTCATGGAAACAGTAATGTCTGATATTTTCTCGTATATTCTTTCTTCCGCATCAGGGAGAGGTTTGTAGGAATACACGATATAGCCGTTTTGCTTGTCGGGCTTGAAGTATTCGTTTCTGAATTGTCCGATAAATCTTCCCAAGCGTTCTCCCATATCCAGCAAACGGAACTCAGCAAATAAATCCATCAGTCCATTGCTGGCAGGAGTACCGGTCAGACCTACGATGCGTTTTACTTTGGGTCTGACTTTCATCAAAGCCTTGAAGCGTTTGCTTTGGTGGTTCTTGAAACTGGACAGCTCATCAATGACAACCATGTCATAGTCAAAGGCGGTATTGCTGACAAGCCAGTCCACATTTTCACGATTGATGATGTAGATGTCGGCGTCGGCATTTAACGCAGCTTTTCTCTCGTCGGGAGTTCCAACTGCCACGCTGTATCTCAGGTGTTTCAGATGTTCCCATTTTTCGATTTCTGCAGACCATGTGTCACGGGCAACTCTCAGCGGTGCAATAATCAGAACTTTTCTGACCTCAAACAGATCGTACATCAGATTGTTGATAGCTGTAAGTGTTGTGATCGTCTTGCCAAGACCCATATCAAGCAGAAGAGCTGCAATTTTATGTTCCTCAATAAACTTTACGGCATATTCCTGATAATCATGAAGCTTCATAGTTCATCACCTCCGATATAATTTTTTCGATATCTTCCAAAGCGTCCAGGACGTAAACCAGAAAGCCTAACCGCCTTAAAGTTAAGTGCCTTGAAAGCTGAAGCGGTCTCGGTTTCTCTCCCGGTGCTTTCACTTCCACAAAGGCAATTCTGCCGCCCGGCATCAATATGATGCGGTCGGGAACGCCGGCTGTTCCGGGTGACGTGAATTTCCAGCAGACTCCGCCTTTAGACTTTACAGCGGCAACCAATTTCTGTTCTACCTGTTTCTCTAACATATCTGCGCCAGCTTTCCTTGAATACTTCGATACAACGGTCACACGCTCCGCCTTCCCAAATGAGGTAATCAAACATACCCTTGAAACCTTCGTTTTCGGGAAACATTTCATCTGAGAGGATATCTCTTGCAAGATCCCCGATTGCTGTATCCTTTTCCGCATAATTTTTGATTAACCATTCATAGTAACTCATACTGGACAACCTCCAAAAATTTTCCTATACGCGCGTATACACGTGCGCACGTGCGTTTTTCTTATTTTTTATATATTTATATCTATATAGATATTTCTTGTCCTACTTGTCCTGAACAAGCAGAAACGCCGTAAATACGTGGATTGCGATACGGACAAGAAAGGGACAACTTTTCGGACAACCTTTTCTTGTCCCGCAATCTTTACAGGACAACTTACTTGTCCAGAACTTGTCCTGTCCCTTGTCCATAGGCTCTCTGTCTGCCGTAGATAGGAAATGTGCGGCGATCTGTTTTCTGCCATCCTATCTTTTTCATAATAGCTGAAATAGCATACGAGTCTGTCGATTTCATAGTTGAAGGTTCACGGCAGAAACACTCGCTCCATATTTCCATATTGCAAACATACTGACGTGCCACAGTACCTTTTTGATTTGTAGGATCATCGTCGTGCAGGAAATTACGTCTTGCGTATAAATCCATAGTGTCCCAGTTTTCAGGTAATAACGTAGCCAGATATTTACGTACCAAGCCTTCACGTTCATCTGTTTCCATGGCCGCATCCTGTTCCATAGCAGCTTTTACAGCATCGCTGTTTTCAAGATACAGCTTTTCTCCTCGTGCATATAACACAAGAGTTTCAGCCCATATCTGCTCTACCTCAGCTTTGGTTAGTTGCCACGATTTCTTTTTGCTGTTGCCGTTTACACGAACAGGCCAGAATCTGCGGTTTCCCGTTATATCACGAAGGAATCCGTTTTCAGCATTTGTAGAACCCACAATAATGCACTGACGAAGATGACTTTCTACGTTCACACCATAACTTGCTCTGTACTTATCATCCACACGGGAAAGGAAGGATTTTACAACCTCCACATCAGCTTTACGCATTCCGGCAAGTTCTCCAAGTTCCAGAATCCAATAGCCCTGCAGCTTTTCCGGTCCCGACTTATCTTTCATATCGGTAAGTGTTAAACTGTCAGAAAACCATTTGCCTGCAAGCTTTGCGTAAAAAGTAGATTTACCAATGCCCTGTGGTCCATTCAGAATCGGCACGGAATCAAACTTTGTACCCGGCTGATATATTCTCGCAACAGCCGCTACCATTGACTTGCGACTTACAGCCCTTGTGTAGGAATTGTCATCTGCGCCAAAGTAATCAATAAACAGCGTATCCACACGAGGAACATTATCCCACTGAGGCAAAGATTCCAGATACTCTTTTATCGGGTGGTACGCACGTTCTGCGGCAACTGATAACAGTGCGTCCTTTGTTTTTGTCGGCGAATACAAGCCATAGTTATTTGACAAATAGACTTTAAGGCTTGCAAGGTCTGAGTCGTTCCATCCGGGTTTCACCTGTTCCCATGGCAGTTTGCCCTTTGCATCAATCCCGTCACGATGACAGTTAAAAGCGATAGGATTCAGCCCCTCATCGTGTCTGATAATCAGAACAAGATTATCCAGCGATGCTTTCAGTTCTCCATTCTGATTGTACTGCAACTTTGTCTGCCAGTTTTCTTCTGTGTCATCAGAATCGTTGAAGTTTTCCTGTGCCAGGAGAAGCTTCACTTCATCCAAAGATACCGCAAAGGCGGACATTTTCTTGAAAGACTCTTTTTCATCGCTGTCGGGGAACTTATGTATACGCACAATGTCAAATGCATTCATAAGCTTATGTGATGCAGGATCGGTAGCGTGGTGGGAATAGGCAAAAGTATCATCGTATATCACAAGACCTGCTGTGCTTTCACCGCCAATATAATCGTATCTTCCTGCAACCTCAGAGGCTCTGTAAACATCAGGCAGAAACCTGTCTATTACATTTGTAATTCCACCATAGGCACGGCAAAAGGCTCCCACAACGCCTTCCTTGTCTTTTGGGTTCTGTTGCTTCTTATCCGCTTTCGGTTTTATTTCCTTTTCTTTTTTCGACATAGGAAGCGTAGAAACATCACGCCATTCAGGATGTGCCTTTAAGATATCATCCGGGTTTAAAACAGCACCATCCAGTTCCTTGAATACGTATTCACCATCAGAAGGTGTTGTCGGCATATACATCATCTGATTTGGAAGAAACGAACATTCATCGTAATAATCAATTCCAAGTTCACAAGCTATGTATCTTGAAACCGCAACATATTCCTCCGGTGTTACATCCCTTGTAAGGGGTGTAACAATACGATAGCGAGGGGCTTCTTTGGTGTGGCTGTGTGTGCTGTAAAGCATCGACTTATATGGATAAAACATCTCATAGGTGTCAAGGAAACTGCTGTCAGCAAAGTCTACATCCTGTGTCAGCATGGAACGTGAGACAACATCGTCGATTCTGCGTCTGCCGTTACGCAAAGTCCCTGCAACGAAACCGCCCCTGTCCTTTATCGCATCACGAGCCGGCTTCGGCAGGTGCTTGTATTCTTCTGCTGTCTCGTCGGTATAAATA